CACAGTTTAACCCACGAGACATACAGGACAACCAACTCGGTTACGCACAGGATATTATGGGTGATCGGGTTGGGTCAGTCCGTACTATGGGCAATGGGAGTGGTACGCCCAGACAGGTGAACAATTCTGCATCGGTAAAGTCTATTAATACTTTAGCTTCTACCGATCTTGCGAGTTCTGCTGGCTATGGGTTTAAACACTTTGAACTGGACTGGACTGAGGGTGGAGGCAATACTGGTGAGCATTACCTAGCTGTGGTTGACGAGAGTGGAGAATTAAATCTTTGGGACTATACTAACAATTCCTGGGCAACTGTTAGTGTGGATATTCATGGTAGTGAAACAGACTGTAAGCCTATAATAACACCCATAAATAATGGTATAAGGGTAGCCGATACGAATCTAACAAACTCAAGCACAATTAAATATTATATGTATGTTAAAAGAAGTCAGCTTGGTAGGGATCGGTCTGGTTTTTATGCTGGTAATAATACACTCCCAGCACCCACTGCTGGTAATTTAGTTGGTTCTGCTACTTATACCGACGGCTCTATAAATTTTCAGATAGACTCTCAAACCGCTGGTGCTGGCACTTGGACAAAAGATGATTATTGGTTTGCTTACACTTTTATTTATGACGGCAATCAAGAATCTGCTCCATATATAGTCGGTTCTGGTTTAGGCTCAGGCGATGTAAACGAAGACAGACCGTGGAAGGTGACTGTATATGCAGCCAATGCCACTGGAGCAACAGACTATGATGCAAGGATTACTGGAGCCAGAATATATTGGAAGTATTATGACTCTACCGCAAGTAAAATTGAACAGGGAGAGTGGAATCTTTTAGTAGATGTAGACTTAACAGGAACATCAGCTGATGACCATGCATACGGAATTAGATCAAAGCTTGGTGATAAATTCGAAGATTGGAGTGTAAGTAGCAACGACGCAAATGCTATTATAATAGTACGAGATCCACCCATTGATACATACGCCACTTTAAATGGCTACCGAAGCAGTGATGGCGCTTTGGTTATAGGCAATGCGAGCGATGGGTACAAGTCAGCGATTTTTACCAATCGAAGAATGTTCGTTGCCAATGTTAAAATGACAGGAGCCGATGGCGTGCAAACGCAGGAAGCCGATAGGATTATGTATTCTCCAGTAAATAAGCCTGACATATTCCCAGGGAGCCAATTTATTGATGTGGTCAAGGGAGATGCGGAGCCCTATATTAAACTTGAAGCTGTAGGCGACAGGCTGTTTGCTTTTAAGGGTGATAACTTATTTATAATAAATATTTCTAATCCAAGCCCTGCGGGGTGGTACTTGGAGGCTACCCATAGAGGTATGGGGGTGATACACCCTGCCGCTGTATTTAAAGCAGACTTTGGAATCATATGGGTTAACCCCAATGGTCTTTTCATATATCAGGAGGGCGGAGGAGTAATGGAATTGTCAGAGGGGAAGATACTTAATGGATATGGCACGGATGATTACAGCTTTAATGCTTGGGGGAAACTCATTACAGCCAACTCAATTGTTGGATACTCGCAGAAAGATAAAGAGATAATCATTAATATAGATTGTAGTAGCGTAGTTAGTGATTCTACATTTGGTGGCAATGGGCCAGATGTGGTCGTATATGATATGGAAACTCAATCATTCTGGTTTGGCAAGAATAGGCTTTACGCAGCATCAGTGGCGTCTACTGGAGGGGGGATTGCCTCCAACTTTGAATATGATTGGAATGGAGATTTAATATATGCCTCAGAGTATAGTGATACCGTAACAATAAGATCGTGGCAGTCCGACAGTCAGACATCTACTGGAGTTTTATTCTCCACAAAGGATATTGACTTTGGTAACCCAAGTAAAAAGAAAAAGATTTATAATGTATATATAACATATAAGCATTCAGACAGTAATGATGTATCCAATTTCTTGAGTTATTCCACTAACGGAGGTACAAGCTTTGTAACTGTTGATGGCGATGACTCTACTGCGATTGCAAACAACACATTAGATCAGGCCACAAGCTGGGAGATACACAAGTTTACTTTCACTACGCCTGTCAACTGTCAGAGCATAACATTAAGGTTCAACGGACCAACCAGTAATGCCAGTAAGATTAGTATTAATGATATATCAATTGAATATAGGGAACTATACGGAAGGGTACCTGCAACCTAATGCCTTTTCTAAAAATGGACACTTCAGGTATGAACGCCAGATATGGCAGGGCAAAGGTAGCGCCTGAGAAGTCCCGTCAGGTTACGGAATTTAATACCCCTGCCAAGAACAGGGCACCAGACATACCAAAGACAGAAGCTAAAGAGGGCGATATTCTAAGTTATTTTGACGATGGCAAGGGTAAGGTGTTAACATCTTTTGATGGCGGATACCAATCTGCTATGACCGCTAAGGTTTCTGATATGAACAGAGTCGATCTCGGATTTGACCCTATTTCAATTGAAGCGGGTAAGGGATCTAGGATATCATTTAGAGGAGTAATTCAAGCTGGTTTAGTGGGGCAGAATATTATTACAATAGATTCCAATAATAAAACTCAGTATATACCAAGCGGCACTAAAATTTTATATCTTGACGGTAGTCAAGGCGGCGAAGTTGGAGCGTTTGTCCGTGCTAATACGGCTTGCGAAATCAACGAAATTATTATTGATGACCATGGTGGCTTTGATGCCGCTATTGTAATCCTTGAATCTGGTAGTGCGAACTGGACATTTGAATTTGGAACATCATCTGCTCAGAATAATGATCTTGTAATGGATTCTGATGATTTGTTTTATGCAGAACTTTCCAGTAATGATATGATAATTACATCTGGAGGAAGGGCACTGTTTACCAGAAGTTCCAATGATTGGAAACTGCATTCTCTTTCAAGTTTAGACGGTATTATAATGCAAACTGGAGCATTACAGCCCATTGCAGATGACACTTATGATTTAGGGGCGTCTACTAAAGAATGGAAGGATTTATATGTAGATGGTACTGCGTATATTGATACCTTGTCGGCTGGTAGTATGTCTGGTAGTTTTACTTCTAATGTTGCTTCTACTGGTAATTTTCAAGCTGGGGCGGGCGACACAGACGATGCATCTTTTTCCTGTGGTCAGATAGATTTGGGTATGTATAGATATGCAACTGATGTGATTGGATTTACTTGCAACGATGAAGATAGCTATAGGCTGGCTGATGGTTACTTTAAGCCTGGGTTTGATAATAATTCCGACCTTGGGGCCTCTGACCTTGCTTGGAAAGATGTGTATTATGAAGGCACTATTACAGATACATCTGATATAAGATTTAAAAAGAATGTTGATGATAGCGATTTAGGGTTATCGTTTATCAACGATTTAAGGTCGGTAAAATACAATCATAAAACTGACGATGATACCGATAAAAAGAAATATGGTCTCGTAGCACAGGAAGTTCAAGAAGCATTAAGCACAGCTGGTGTGGATGATTTCTCTGGTGTTGCCGATCAGGACGAGGATCACTTGAGGCTTGACTACACGCAGTTCGTAGCACCTCTAATAAAGGCCGTGCAAGAATTGAGTAAAGAAGTTGAGGAATTGAAAAAGAATGCAACATAGCGGTTTAGTATTATCGATAAATAGTATAAATTTAAAAGGATTAATCTATTATGCCTAGAACACCTACATACGGAAGAGCGACTGGTCCAGGCGACGCCGTCGGCTCTAGTATATATGAAATGTACGCCCCACAAAGAGAGTCAACTGAATTCGGAGTTGATTATGCCAGAACTGGATACCAACTTCAAAAAGAAGTGGAGATTGAAAAGCAAAAACAATTAGACGCTCAAATAGCACAGAGCCAGCTTGGTAGAGACCTTCAGGAACAGGAGGCGACAAAAAGAAGAAAAAAGAAAAGAAAAGGGCAAAAAACGAGTTCTGCAGCTGCTGGAGCTACTTTGGGTGCAAAAATTGGTTCGTTTGTTCCCATCCCTGGGGGAACTTTAATTGGCGGAGCTATTGGAGGTCTTGG